GTTCTATTGCAGCTATATCAGATGGGTGATAAACTCTTATTTTAACATCTGCAGTTTTCAAAGATCCCATCGCTCCTTTTGTAGAAATACCAATAGATTCTATACCAGGAGGCGGAGATAAGCCCTTGTCTACTTCTATTCCATCTGCTCCAGTACGTTTACCTCTTGCAGATCTTGATCTGTAATCGCCAGATTGAAATGATTTAAGATGAGCAAATTCTGGAGAGACGTAGGCTTCTGGGTTGTCTTCAGGAAGTACACCAGCATTAGATCTTAAAGAAAACCAAACAGTTTTCATATTTAATTTATGTATATTGTGCTTTCCATCGATTTTGGTTGCACTTACGTTTATGATCTTACTACTTAAATCTCCAGGCTGTGCATACTTTGAAGAATGCATTTCTTCAAGCTCAAACAATCTTCTTTGAATGTTTTTGTGTATTGGTTCTAATGTAATACCTCTAAATGACATTTATAACTCCTATTTTATTTTTGAAGAATATTGTTCCGGATCATGCGGTATTCTTAATTGAAAACCCGGTGTAACATATAATGTGCCTTTTCCCATTTTATTTGCTAAAGCTAAAACCCACCAGTATCTTGGTGTATTATAATATTGTTGAGAAATTATATCTAATCTAGTTCCATCATTTGCTTGTATATAAAGATCATTAGGATGAATAGGTATTTCAACATATTTTGGTAAAGATTCTATTCTATTGTTAGTATCTTTGTCTTTTCTTATTTGTCTATTTCTATATCTCATATTATATTACTCCTGGCGTATAATCCCATGTTCTTCTTGTACTATTTGCATCTGGAGTTTCTTTTTCTATCATTGTATAAGTTATAGAAACATTATAAGCTCTTGGTACTACTTTATCTTGAACTTTAGAAGCTTTCTTTAATGGGAATTCTAATAAAGATTCTCTATTAGTTCTTAGCCCTTTTGGGTTTGCTCCAATAAATGGAACGCTATCTATTAAACCTTGAGGAACAGCTTGAGCTATTTGTGGTAAACCTTTTATAGGATCTTTACCTAAATCCCAATAAATTTGTTCGTCTGGAGAAATACTTAAACTTGCTATAAAACCAGGTTGGTCTTCCATGTAATTACCTATAGTAATTTCTGTTATTGGTCCTTTCATATATGACTTTGTATCATTCCAAGCGGGTTTACACATATCAACTAAGTGATTTAGATTTTCATACATTTCAATCATATCATCTCTTGTTGGTGCATAAACCTGAAAAGAGAAAGATAAATTTTGACTATACCCTGTATAAGTATAAACTGAATCGGGTCTACCGAAATATTTCTTAGACGACCATTGAGGAGTTACAGAATGATTTATAGTTTTTAATGTACCTCTAAATTGCAATATACCTTCTGGAGTGTCTGAAGTTGAAAATAAAGGTTTGTTAGGTGGAGTGTCTTTATGAAGAACCTTGAAATAAAATGGTACTAAATCTGAATTTGCCATACCAAGCTTTCCAGATATTTTTCCAAGTAAACTATAAAGTTTTTCACCAAAAGGACTAAAGCCATATTTTATACCTAAACTATTTAACATACTATAATTAGTTAAGTGATGAGGTACTCTTGCTATTGTACCACCTAAGATCCAAGCTTTAGCAGAAGCTAGTGCTAATAGTCCAGGTTCATCTTTTATCTTTAGATCTTGTTTATTATTATAAGGTCCACCCATTAAAAATAAGTGAGGTAATACTCCTAAGCCTAATTGGAATCTAGATTGGAATTGGAAATTTCTTAACATTTTCCTTCTTTCTTTCCAACCACCTTGCCAAGTTGAATTTTCAATTGCAGCTTCAAGTCTAGTCTTATGCTCTGCTGCTGAATCTGGAATACCATCTACTCTATCGTAGTTTGGTGTTTCCATTTGAATGCCTCTTAATACATGAGGCTTTACATTTCTACCATCAAATCTAGTAGCTTGAGTAGCATAATTGCTTTGCTCATATAAAGCTTTCAATGTAGTTATTTTATCAGTTCCTTCAGTATTATTAAAATGTGAAGTATAATTTATTTCGGATCCCAGTTCTGCTATAGCTGCAAACCTTGTATCTAAACTGTATTTAGATGCATAAGTATTTTTGTTTGGCATAGCCATTGTATCATAAGGTGTTTGCGGTTTTGCATAAGTTAAAGAACCAGGAGCCCCTTCAACTCCTACGAATTTAGATTGTGTACCAGGTGTAAATTGAGTAGTGAACCCATTTGCAAATGCATTATTATAAAAATCTACAACCCCCAAAGTGATGTTTGGACCAGATAGATCTTGCCCTCTCCATGTTGAATTATCACCAGCAGCTAATGCTGATATTGGTGACATATTATTAGGTGGTGTTTCAACTGCTTGTCCTAAACCTAATAAAGTATTTGCTGTTGCAAATGGTGTTATTGGAGTATTAGGTAAGTTTGGTGTTGTATATGGATCATTGTATGTCATAGTACCAGGAACTCCAGTTGCAAATTGCTGCGGAGCAAAAGGTGAAATAGCTGCTGGTGAATTTATAGTAGATACTCCACTTATAGGTAACGTAGTAAATGGAGAACCAATAGCATTAATAGTCATACCGCTTAATGCAGCTGTTGAAAATGTTCCTATAGCATTTATAGTCTGTCCATCTAGGGGTGGTGTAGTAAAAGTTGATATACTTGGCATAGTTTCACCGGTTAATGGAGATGTAGAAAAAGGTGTACTTATAGCATTTATTGTTTGCCCATCCAAGGGTGAAGTTGAAAACGCTGGTATTGAAGCTAATGTTTGATTAGCTAGTGGGTCTGTTGCAAATGTACTTATAGTAGCTGGGATTGGTGGATATGTTATTTGACTTATTGGTGTCGTTTGACTACTGGCAGGTGCATTCTTTTGAAAATAAGCTAAAAGGTTCGCTGTTTGATTTATAGGCATTATGAAACTCCCTTATAATTTTTAGTTTCAGCTAAAGCTGTTGCTAATTCTTTACCGTCTACTGACATTACTCTATCTTCTGCACATACCTTTATTAATTTTTCCATTAGAATTACCAAGTTATCCAATTGCTTGTTATCTCCCATTCCTAAACCTTCGTTTAGTTTTGTACCACCAATTACTAAATCATCTTTTTGGAATTTCAATAAACCTCTATCAGATAAAATAAAATCTTGTACTTCTTCACCCTTGAATAGTTTAGCTAGAGGTGGTGCTAATGCATTTTGTACAGCTGGTATACTACCTATCCAGTCTCCAAGGAAACCTCCTATAATACCTCCACCAAGTGTACCTACTATTGGAACTATGGAACCAGCTATAGAACCAAGAGCTCCACCTAATATACCAGACCCAGTTTGAATAATACCTTTTGCTTTATCCATTGGTGATGCATCAGAATTGATAATCGCTGCTAATTGAGCTGCATTAAATAATGCACCAACTAAACCGCCTTTAACAGCTTTACCTCCAATTTTACCAACACCTTTTAATGCTTTCTTTATATATTTACCGGCTCCTCCTGTAAAACTTTTCTTTAATTTTGGAATAGGATTAATAGCACTAAGTACTTTACCACCTACTCTTTTAACGCCCTGCCAACCAGCCTTTGCTTTACTACCAACCCAATTTGCTGCACCTGAAACACCAGATTTTACTTTAGATGCTACACTCTTTACACCAGATTTCAATTTATTCCAACCTCTACTTAACCAACTTCCTTTTGCCTTTTTCTTTAGAGATTGTTTTGCACCTGTTATACCAGTTTTACTTAAAACAGTCTTTTTCATTTTCTTAAACGAAGCTAATAGATTTCTTCTCCAACCACCTTTCTTTCCACCCTTTAGAAAATTAGATATAGAATTCATTACTCCTCCAGCTCCTATAGTAACATACATCGGATTAGATGCTGTTCCCATTTTACCAAAACCAAATAAACTTTTAGCGCCGTCCCATAATTTCTTAGTACCAACTGCTAAAGCTGTACCAGCTAGTGCTGCTTTAATAGGATTAGCAGATGCCCAACCCCAAACACTTTCTATGGCTTCTTTAACAGGGTTAATATAATTATCTCTTAATTCTGTATACCAACCAGGTTCTCCTTCTCCAGCTATCCATGATGCAATACCAGTAGCAAAGTTATTAATTCCATCTACAAAGTCTTTACCTTTTCCAGTTTCAAAAAATACTAATAATTTTTCTTCTATTACTTTCTTTATCTTTCTAACGGCTTCTGCAAATGGTTGGAAGATTTTTCCCCATCTTCTAGATCTAGCATCATCTGCTGCTTGCATATCTGTATTACCAGCTGCAGCATCTAAACCACCACCTCCACCTCCAGCTCCACCAACATTAGCTTGATCAGCAATTCCTGCTGACATTTCTAAAGATTTTTGTAATTGTCCAACTTCTAAACCTGCTGCTTTTGCTAAGGCTTCTTTTTGTATGATATTCATTTTATTGAATTCATCTATACCACCAACTTGATCTAATATTTCTGCTGATGCTCCAGAGATGTCACCGTTTAATGCTAATTCTCTTGCTTTATCAAAGTTTAATTCTTTACCAGTTAATACTCTAGCTTCCATTTCCGATTCTATACTAGATTCTATATCTAATAAAGATTTTGCAATAGAAGCTTGTTGATTTAAGTTTAATCCAATTTTCTTTCCTATTAAAACTTGTTTTTCTAATTCTGCATTTTGTTTTCCAAACATTGCTAAAGTTTCATCTGTTGCTCCAGATATTTCTTTAACTATTTCGGCTTGGGTTGTATGTAATCCCATTTCAGCATTTAGATTTTTAATTTTCTTTGCTTGGTCTTTTACGTATGTATCTAATGTTACACCCAGTCTTTGAGACGTTCTATACATACTTGAAATTTCTGCACCTGATAAACCTGCGTTTGTTGCTAACTTTGCAACTAAACTATTTTCCTTTGCAGTTAATTCTGGTATATAACCCATATCCTCTCGGATCTGAGAAACAGCTCCTGCCCAACCTTGACCGTATCTTACCCAGTCTCCTACCCCTTTACCAATAGCTTTAACGTCTGATTTGGACATTTGTAAAGATCTAGCAGTTTCAGTCATAGCAGTAGAGAATTCCATCATATTCTCTTTAGCTTTACCTAATAATTTTATAAAGAAAGTGAATGCTGCTATTACACCACCTAATAGTAAACCTCCTAATATACCTCCAAGTATCTTAAAACCTTTTCTCATAGAACCATCGGTTTTCTTTAACCACTTGTCCATTAGATTTTTCGCAACATCTGTTGCTTTTTGTATACCGGCTGAAAGAGATGAACCAATCATTGGTATCTTATCTGTTATGCTTTGAACTTTAGAAGAGAACCCATCTAATTTTCCTTCTGCTTTGCCAATGCCTTCTGAAATATCTCCAGCATCTCTGGCCATCTGATTTAATTCTGTTGAAGTTTGGGTTATCTTATTTCTTAGAAGTTCAGCATCGTTTTGCATCTGCTTAAATTTATCACCAGCTTTTCTCATTGTACCAAGCTGATCAATCATAGAGTCCAACTTTTGTTGTTGAACTGCTAAATCTTCTCTACCTGCTGCAATCAGTTTTCGTTTTGCTGCTAATTCTTCTTTTGCTGATGCCATTTATAAACCCTAATCGTATTTTCTATTTAAGTCTTCGAAATCTTTGGATATTTGTTTTAATCTGTCTTCCATTGAATCCCATCGTTTTTTGAACTCTGGTTCATTCATATGCTTTTTGAGTTTTTTGTAATCTTTACCAGCACCAGATAATGCTAATAAGGCTTTTCCTAATAATCTGCTAAACATGCGCACTCTCCTAGTTAGTTATATTCTTATGTTTATAAATATCTACTAACTAGGATTTTGATGCGTATTTTGGTACTGTTGATAGGCTTGATCTTGAGCTTGATCTGCGTTTTCTGCAGTTTTGTTTTCAGCTGCTTTCCAGTCTTTATACTCTTTCAAATAAAAGTTTCTTAAGTATACAGGCAAGTTATAGAGTTCAGTGTGAGTAAACCCTGGTATCTTGTAAACCATCATAAAAAGAGATTGGTGTACAGATTGTTTATATTGTTGCGTCAGGCCAAAAAAAGCTCACTTCAATGGGTATCTCCACCTCCCGTTCATCTCCAGTTTCATTAGAAATAAAATTATATTTCAAATTTACATCTGGTGTTAATTCTGTGAGATACTTTCTAAATGCTCTTGAATCTAAAGCTAACATATGATCATCTACAAATGAAGCTATTGCTTTTGAATCTGTTTCTTCATCTACTGCTTTAATTATATGCTTTAACCTTGTAGACAAAGTTCTATCAGTTTCATCTTTAGTTCTTTTCTGTTGTTTCTTAATATCTTTAAGAGCATAATCAACTTTCTTTTCCATACCGTGTGTCATTAGATTAAAAGTAATCTTTTTCTTAGATACAGGTAATTCCCATTCAAATTCTCTTGAGTTTGGATATTTAAGTATTTGTTCATGAAGATCTTTATCTTCTAACTTTGTTAAATCAACTGTTTCAGTTTGAGGTACACCAGCATTATATTGTTCTGGTATATTTATTTCATAATCTTTACCATAACCTAATACTCTTGCTGCAATCATAATTGCATTTTTATCTCCAACTAATAAATCATTATATTTTACCGGTTGGCCTTGTCCATTAGAAACAATTAATGATTTGAAAAGTTTATCTAATACTACTCCTTGTGTAATATAAGATTGAGTTGTAAGAATATCTTCTTCTTTAGCAGTCATATATTTCATTTCCACTTTACCAGACGATAAAGGGTTATCTTCTGGATAAGGTATACCTTTTGAAGGTAAGTCTATAATTTCTGTTGGGAAGTTTGTTTCTACAACTAGCTTGGTTTTTTCAACATGACCAGCTTGTTCTTGTAATTGTTCTTTTAAGTCCTTGTCGGACAATCTCGTGGGTTTATCGCTCATAATAACCTTTCCTTTTTATTCTATAACGTTAATCTTCATATAATATAAATATGAAGAAATTGGAAAAGAACCCTAATGTTAGAGCTCTTTTCCTTTTCTTATTTTTGTACTAGTATTGTAAGATTGCGTAATCGTATGCAATACCAACTGATATTTCCATTGGTGCATCAGAAGACCAATCAAGATCTCCAAAACCTGCTGAAGTTGGGAAAGCACCCTTAAGTGTCCATTCTTCAACTTTATCACCTACTGGTCCTAAAACGTTACATACAATTTCTTTCTTGTAAAAATCAGAATAACCAGATCTACCTGTTACTGATTCATAACCTAATCTTATCCATTCCATTACTGCTTGAGCTCCGGATGGTACAATTGGATCATACAATGTTAAAGAAATATCATCCCAGGTTGCTTTACCTTGGATCTTTCTTTGAGTATTCATGTGGTCCATAGTAATAGTATTGAATTTTACAGATGGTCTTGCTGCTTTCTTTATTAAGAAAGAAGGGACTCCGTCCATGTATAATACATATCTATTAGCTACCTTTGGTTGAAAGGACGTAAACATCATTTCATTTGGGTCGACTAAATTTGCCATTTATTTCTCCTCTTTTATTATTACTTTAATATAAATATCATTATTCTCCGAAAGTAGCTCCGGTTGGCATAATGTTAAAGTCTACTACTATAAATTCTGCAGCTTTTGCTGGTTGAATAAATATTTCCCCTTTCATGATATTTCTATCGATGATGTCTGGAGTATTATTAGATTCATCCATAATAACTCTGAATGCATAAAGACCTTGGTTTTGTTGTACTGCTTCCATATAAGGATTAACTGTACTTAAGAATCTGTTTCTAGTAGTTGAAGTGTTATTTTCGAATACTAAGAACTTAGTTGTACTTGCAACGAACTTCTTAAGGTTGATCAATAATCTTCTAACGTTTACTCTATCTAAAGCTGTTGCTCTTTTTTGTAAAGTCTTTTGCCCCCAAACACAAACCCCTTGACCTGGGAATGTTGCAAGTGGATTGATTCTTGATTCATATAGTTCATCTCTATTTGCGTGTGTTAAACCTCTTTCTGCTTGAATTGCAGCTCCTATTCCTCCTCTGTTCAAACCAGCTGGTGCGTACCATTCTGCAGCTACTTTATCATTGAAAGCTATTACACCTCCCATTACTACAGATGCTGGAACCCAAACGTTCTTACCTAATCTTGAAGCGAAGATCTTAACCCATGGCCAATACATAGCTCCATATGAAGATATCAGTTGTTCTGATCTTCCTGCTGCTGTTGTAATTGAAGTTTGACCGTGAGCTTCTGGATCTACTAGGAAGAAGCAATCTCCTCTAGCTTCTGCAATTTCTTTTGTTAAAGTTGTAAGTGCAGAATCGTTAGCTTGTGTCATACCTGGTACTATTAGCATATTGATATCGTATTGATCTTGATTTTTCAATAAGTATAATGCAGTTTTATAGCCATCAGTTGTAGCTGACATATTAAAACCTTGTACATTGTTATCAGTGATTGCATCAAAGAATTTTGGTGCAGCTTCTTGTGTACCATCAGATCCACCGATAAATGCTCCTTCTACTGGTGCTGGTAATGAAGCTGAATATATTCCAAAGTCATTTGTTAATGAACCAGTGTTACCATTTGAGTCTAAGTAATCTATCGTTTGTGCATTACCAGTTACATAAACATATGCAGATTTATTTGCATAATCTCCAGCTAATTGTAAATAAGGATCTGCAGTTCCTGCATCCCCAACTGTATAGTATTGATCACCAATTACTTTTCTTATATAGTTATTAGATTTTGGATCTAAACTTAAGTTGTTCCATGTTTCTAATACTACTTTAGAATTAGATGTATCATTACCTCTTCTAATATATAAAGAGAATGTACCTGTATTTTTATTTACATTTGCTATTTCCCATCTTAAATTATCAGCTGTACCATTAGCAAGTAAATTATTAGTTCCTAAAGTTTGAGATGTTAAATCATCTGAATTTCCGAATGCACCATCGTTTCTTAAACTAATTTGAAATGATTGTGAGTATGCTGCTTCGTTCGGGTTTGCATAAGATTCTGATGTTGGAATACCATTTGATCTTCCTCCTACTACTGAACCGGATATAAACGATGCTGAGGCTTTTGTATAAGACCCTGATAGAATTCTTACTACTGTTAAAGCTCCTGAGTTTGCTAAATATTGTTCTGCTGCTAATGAGGTAAAGTACTCATAAGTATCTGAACCGCTGTTAAATGTTGTACCAAAAATTGTTTGGAAATCACCAAAGCTTGTTACTGTGGTAGGAATCAATGCTGGCCCTTTTACAGTTGGCCCTATGATTGCAGCTCCAATTTCGGCAACTCCCTGTGGAACGAATGATAAATCGTTCTCTTGTGTAAATACACCAGGACTGACTATTTTTTCTGCCATTTTATTCTCCTAATTTAATTCTTTTTTTAAGTAAAATTATTACTTTCTTCTCGTATATAAATATCAATAAAATTATTCAAAAAGACTATGATGCAGAGATAAATTCTCCTGAATCTATATCTATTTGCCCTTTTCCATATTTATCTAAAAGTTTCTTAGCAATTTCTTTTTCTTTTTCAATTGTTTCGTTAAAACTAGATACAAGTTTAATCTTATCTTGACCTAGCGTTATTATTTGCATTTCTATTTGTCCTAGCTTATAAGATATATCAGAAAATCTTTTTCTTATATCTTTAAGTTCGGTTAATTCTTCTGTTGTAAATTTTTCTTTTTTTGGTGTAGCCATTTTTTTCTCCTATAACTATTATATTAATCTGAGGTTGGTAAATTGTTAATATCGCTTACTATAGTCTCAGAACCTAAAGTAACTTGTGCCATTGATATGGTTTTTGTTGTTTGACTGTTTATTTGTTTTTGAATTGTGTTAGGTATTATAAACCCTGCCAATTCTAGATTGAATGTGCATTTAGTTGCTCTATCTTGTCCACTAGAAATTTCAGTTGCTGCAGAAAATGAATCTATCCTAGATTTGAAACTAAATCTTTGAGGATCACCCCAATATGCACCTTCTGCATAATTTATTGCTTCTACTATAGAATTCATCTGTGAAATCATGTCTGTCCATATTATACATTCATAAGAAACTTTTACATAATCTGGTACAACAACTTGATGATATTCCTTTACAGGTTTTCTACCATATAAAGCAGAAAAATTGTCATACCTATTTTTTTGAGTATACTTCATTTCTATAGTTTGTACTATTGGAGCTAATGGGTCTACCTTACTTCCCAGTTCTCTAATTTTCTCTATGTTAGTTTTCTTATACATCATTAGAGGTAATTGTATTTTACCTTTAACGTCTCTGTAAAAATTAGATTTTTGTACAGATTTCCATCTTTCTGTACTACCGTAAATTACTGGTAATTGTAATAAACTACCATTTGAATCTTTAACTTGAGGTTGTATTACATTATCTATATAATATTTAATAGTTTCATCTATTTCATATAAACCAACTTCAAATATAGGCTGTTTATCGTCTCTTTTTATTTGAGCACTTCTGTCTATCTTTTGTGACTTTGTTTTTCTTGCTGTAGGTTTATTCATTAGTATAACCTCTTATCATAGCCATTGTTAGTTTGTTCTATAGAAAGTTTACTTCTTCTAGTCATATGAGCTTCACATATTACAGCTAAGTTATAACCATGTTCATCACTTGCAAAATTAGTACTAGGATTTCTTCCCATAAAATATTGATTACCTGAAGAGACTTTGTCTATTTCCCAATAGGTATTATCCCAAAATAATAAATCACCAATTTCTAATTTCAAGTTTGCTATATCTTTTATATCATCTCTTAAAAATCTAAAAGTAACATTTTTATTTACATCTGGTCCAAAATCTGTATCTTCTATTTCTGTTGAGCCTTGTTCTATTAAGCATCCAACTCTAACGTTTTGAAAATATTGTTTGCCAAGTGCTTCGCCGTATAAGTTTTCCTTTATGTCTTTTATCGCAGCTTTTACAATATCAACTTTTGTATCGATGATATTGTTAATTAATTCTCTATTTATGTGCCTAAATAAAGAAATATCTCTATCTCCTCCGAATATCGACATATCTTACCCTATATAAATACCTAGTGGTACTTTGTTAATTAGTTCTTGTTGAAATTCTGCTTCCTCTTTGTTTCTCTCCATTGAGTTCCTTCTTGAAGCAGCTTGTAAATCTTCTCTTAATTGTGCAATTAGCGTTTCCTTTTCAGCTGCACCTTCTGCTCTTAAAGCATCTCCATCTAAAGTTGTCTCAGATCCAGGGATTGGTACTGTAGAGTATTTTCCTCTGATTGATCCTAGCAATTCTTTTACTAAAGCAAGAGTGTATTTTTTAATCCATTGTTTACCTGGATCATTAATAAACTTGTATTGTATATTGTCATATTGTAGATTTGAAAAGTCTGATACAACAGCCCCCGATACACTACCTTTTCTATCTGAGGTTTTTATATATTGAAAATAGAAAGTATAATCGCTTGTTGGTTTTGGAAATATCCTTAATTTGTTATTTATCAACTCAAATGAGTGTGCAGATTTTCTTACCTGATCGTTGAATTCTATTTCTTGCATTCTTAGCATATCATCATATAAGGGCATAACTAGATAATTGATTGCAGGAGAATAACCTCCCCAACCAAAAGCTTGCATCATATGAGATGTACCAGCTCCAGTTCCAACGTAAGGATCAAACAATCTATTTATTGCTGGTGTTCCTTCGTGAAATATTCTTTTAACTTCTATAACATTTGTACCTGGTGTACCAGATTCATATGTAGTAACACTAGAATCAGTTAAATCGTAAACTTGTGAACCAGAAGTTACAGATATAGAACCGCTGTACCAATTTATTGATCCACCAGAACCAGCTTCTGAACCATATTGCTTTGCTATTTGTATTGTAGCATCTAATCCACCCTTTATTTGTTTACCAGTAAATGATGAACCAGTTGAAGCTCCTTGTAAATTTAATAGGTTTTCTCTTATATTAAATCTATTTACTTGTGCAGAATATTCTGTTACAGCTTCTTCATGACAAGCCCAAAAGTTTTTATCTTGCAATTCAATATCTACTATAGGATACCCAAGTCTTCTTGCACACCAAACAGCTACATTATCAGCAGAAGCTGTAAATTCGTTATCTGTGTCGTATAGTGCGAAAGGTGTTGGAGATTCACTTGCAGCATAGCTTGCAGAGAAAGAACCAGACCCAGGCCATATTGAAATATCTTTTGCCATATATTGCTCCTTTTATATAAATATCATGTTCCGCAGTCAATGTGCAGTTGTGTATATAATTATCAAGCTGAAGACTTAACTTTTGAAATATTTGTCATAGATTGGTAGTATATTATCAAGAATTGGGTGTCTATGATTTGTTTCTAATTCTTTTACATAAAAGCCTTCTACATTCTTTATAGATTGTAAAAATCTTAAACCGCTATCTGTAGAATTTTTCATATCGATTTGGTCTGTGTCACCACAGAATATCATTTTCGAATCTCTTCCTAATCTTTGTAAAATCATAAGAGTTTGCGTATCATCTAAGTTTTGACATTCATCTATAATAATAACAGAATCCAAGAAAGTTCTTCCTCTCATGTAAGAGACTGGAACTATTTCTATTTGATCTGCCCTTATCATTTGATCTACTCTTTCTCTTCTTAATAGCTGATACATGTTTCCATATATTGGAGATACCCATGGTGCCATCTTATCTTCTATACCACCAGGTAAAAAACCAAGATCCTCTTTTGAAACCGTTGGTCTAGTTATGATAATTTTTTTATATCTTTTTTCAAGTACACCTTGCAATGCAATTTGACATGCAAGTAAAGTTTTACCAGAACCAGCTTTACCAGTTATAATAGATATATCATTATCAAGTATATAAGGTTTGGTTAACTTTTGTTCTTCGTTCAAAGATAATAAGAATCTATAACCTTTCTTATTATTCTTTGCTCCTGCTGCTTTTGCGAAATGAGTTGACATAACTTTCTCCTATTCTATTTAGTATAAATATCAAGTAAGTCAAGATAACACAAAAAAGAGCCCCCAATTAAGGGGGCCCTAATTAACAATATTCAATTATTAATATATAAGAAAATTAATTATTTAATTATATAGTATTCAATTGACCGATGTTGATCTTACCGTAGAATTCAGGTCTTACTACTTTCTTAGCATACCTAGTCATTACACCTTTTCTTGGCGTAAAGTTAGTAGGATCATAAACCAATGGCGTCATAATTAATGGAATATACGGTGCATAAACTGCTCCAGTTTCAAGGAATTGAGATCCTCTAAAGCCCATTAATAAAACGTTATCTTGCCAGTAAGGGTTCTTGTATACAGTGTATCTGTTATTGATAGCACCGATCTTTTGAACACCCATAGCAAATTGATTTTTAAGACCATCAGTATCAGCCCCAAACCCAGTTAAAGATTCTAAGATTGTTGCAACATCTGGAGAACATACTACGAAGTTTGCTCCTCCTCTCATTGTTGAAGCGTGAATCTTATTAGAAACTTTCTGTAATTTAGTACCTAACGTTTGGAACCAAGTAGCTTGAGTATAAGCAGCAGCATTTCCAGCATCAGCTAATACATCAGAACCAGCAGTAGCTGTTTTACCTAATTCAGCAATCCAAGTATCTTCATGTAATGCAGCTGAATCAACCATCTCTAAGATTTCCATATCGATTTCCATTGAGATGTATTCAGATAACATTGAAGTTAACTCAGCCTCTGCATCAATTGAATGATAAGCATTCAAATCTTGAGCAAATTCTGGAGTCCATACAACTTTTAACTTTCTAGTCTTAGCAACTAAAGCTTCTTGTCTTAAAGCAACATCGATTTGAGGAATACCTAAATCATTAGTTGTTGGCTCAGCGTCATTAGCTTCGAAGTCACCTCTTGATAAGTTATCAGCTGGAGCTTTCGTAAAGAAGATCTTTCCGATTGCAGTTGGAGCAGCTCCACCAGCAGTATCTTTTGAAGTAAAGAAGTATGAGTTAGTTCCTTCAGTAAAGTTGTAAGCAGATAAGTTATCAGCTACATCGAATTTACCACCATCTGAACAAGAGATAGCAGCAGACTTAACCATATCAGAATCGAAATCTGTTGGATAGTTAGTTGATGCTAAAGTTACTTTCATAATTGTACCTGCAGCAGCAGATGCAGAAAGTGCACCGTCATATCCAACATCTTCCCAAGATGCAGTTGCGTGAGCAGCAGTTACAGCAGTAGCAGAACCTTGTCCAGCTGTATATCCAGCTTTACCTCTACCGTAAATACCACCTGTTGGTGTAGATGAAGATGAAGTATCACCTAAGATATCAGTTCCATCTGTAAATTTCTTACCATTAGCATCGCCCTGGATATCAGATCCATATTTGAAATCTAACCAGAATACTAGTCCTGATGGTAAGTTCATTGGTTGTACGCTAACAAATTCTTTAGCGCTTAATTCACCGAAGATTCTTCTAACTAGTGGAAGAGCAACGCCGTTCCATTCTTCAGCTGAAGTAGTAGAAGTAGCATTTGCTTCGGAAATTAATTGTTTCGCTTGGTTTTCTAAAAGGATTGCAGTATTATGCTTATCGTATTCTTTATCGATACCTTCAAGAAGACCAGTTGAGTTCCATTTACTAACTAAAGCTTTAGTCTCGTTTCTTTGTGCACGAAACTGATTAGAGCTTTCATTTAGTAAGTTTGAAATTTGATTTGACATTTTTTGTCTCCTATTAATTTCTAAAATTATTAATTCGTTTTACAATAGACCAGCTAATTTTTTCATTCTATTAGCAAAGTCATTACTTTCAACTATAACACCTTTCTTAGGTGCAGTCGATTTAGAAGTTTTTGATGCAAAGCCTTCAGTTACTCTTTTCTTTCTTGATGGAGTATATGCTGTTAATGATTCAGCTAAAGTAGTATAAACTAATTTAACTTCTCTTACAGAACCTGCTCTATCGAAAGTTTCGATTACTTTCATTTTTTGCGATTCATTTAAGTCGTTACTTCTGAATAATTTGTTAGAAAATAAAAGTTTTGCATTAAGCAAATTAACTTCATTGATTGTAGCTTTCAAAGATCTAATAGTCTTATATGCTTCTTCAAGTTCATCAACTTCTTCAACTTCTTCTTCTTCCATTTCTTCTTCTTGTAATGATTTAATTACTTCGTCAAGGTCTAGGCTTTCGTCCATATCTTCGTCTTCTTCTACTTCTTCAGCTTCTTCAACATCTTCAGCTTCGTCCATAGTTTCTTCTTCTGATACTTCGTCATCCTCTTCCTCTAATTCTTTGATGATTTCTTCTAGTTCAGCATCTTCTTCAACGTCTTCAGTTTCTTCAACTTCTTCGTCTTCTTTGATACCTTCCTCAGTGTCTTCACCTTCTTCTACTTCTTCACCTTCACCATAAGCCATCTCTTCTGCAGGTTCTGCTGCTTCTTCTGTTTCATCATTTTCAGCAGCTAAATCAGTTGTTTCATCAGCCATTGCCATTTCCTCTGCATTCGGTGCAGTATCTTCGTCAGCTAATTCAGTTTCCTCTAATTCTTCTTCTTCCTGTATCTTTGCAGATAGCATAGATTGTAGTTTTGGAGTAAAAGCTTCTTCTAAAGCTAATTTTGCGTTTGCAATTGCAGTTTCTCTAACAGCCTTCGCGTCAGCAATAGCTTCTTTCAATAAGTCTTTTGACATTATTTCTCTCCTTTAATATGTAATTTGGAAGTAAGGTTATTATGAACCTTAATATCGATTGTTTTTCATATACTGCATTATATTAGAATAGATAACGCATTTTTGTATATCGTTTGTGAATATAAATATATAGGAATATATGAAAAGACTAAAAAAACCGCAACAATTTAGGCAATATTTTTATATATTACCTAAATTAGATGCCTTAAATGGTTATTATTGCGCCTTGCCGTCTATTATTGCAGTCCAGATGTGATTTTTATCATGAGCTTTTCTCCATCTGTCATGCTTTTGTTGAGCTCTTACTGCTTTTTCTTTTTGTATAACTCTTTTCTTAGATTCCTTAATGAAATATCTTCTATCTCTTAATTCTTCTAATGTTCCGCTGTCTTTCATTTGTCTCTTAAATATTTTAAGAGCTTTTTCTACATCTCCAGACGATGTCCCTGGAACTTTGACTCCAGATGGAACTCCCGGCATTATAAATTCGTGTCTTTTGCGGTAATTTTTAATAGGCTTACCAGACCTGTCTTTAGGAATAAATTTACCCATAGTATTATTGTTTTTAGTGAATTAATATTATTAGTACTAATATAACAAAAAAAATTGACTTATCCAAAGAATAAGCCAACTTTTTTATTGAGAGCGATGATTATTTTTTATTACCAACCTGCTTTGATTTTTTCTGGTTTAGCATTTTCCAATTGTTTCATTCTTTTAGCAAAATCTTTGAATAAATCTTGCATGTCTTTTAATGTTCCAGCCATTCTATCTGTATGATATTTCATTTCTCTTCCATCAGCTTTATATTTCATAGCAGATTTGTTTTGCTCTTGGAATCTTTTGAATTTATCCATTATGCTACTATATAAATTTGAAGCATTACCATATTCGTTATTCCATGTATTCATGTACATACCATTAGATAACATTTTAGTGTGATTACCAATTGCATTTGTAAATATATCTGTTGCTCTTTTTACCATATCTCTTGCTGATTTCCAACCGCCTTCTCCAGCTTTCATAGTTAAAGCATCTTGATATCTTTGTTTATTCTTTCTTAGTACATCTCTTGCTGTCATTAAAGCAGCTGCACCATCTTTTGCTTCTGCTCTTGATTTTTGAACATCAGCTGAGCTTGGAATGCCAACTATGTTTATTTGATAAACTTCGTCTGAAAATTCATTGAAAGCTTTGAAGTTATGAATACCTTTCTTAGTATAATCTTCTCCAGCTCTATCGCCTCTTTTAGAAACTATGTTACCATTACCACCTAATACTTTCTTTCCTAAAGTCATACCAAGTAAACCAGGCCTAACAGTATTATAACCGTAGCTTCTATCTCTAGTATTTTGCTTTGCCTTAGTTACTACAAATATATTTAAGGTATTAGCATCTGCATTACCAGATGTTGCTTTCTTAACTGCAGAGTCCGGTGTATTTGCCCAATCAAAAGATTTAGCTCTAGCTATTTTATCAAATATCTTTTTTCCTCCAGACCATCTTTCAGCTGAAAGTAAAGAGTATAAATTTGTAAGCTTTTTAGATTGAAATTTTTCTGTTAGTAGAAGAGCTTGTAATTCTTCTTTAATTATTTTTCTAATTGTTTCAGAATTCATTGTTACACTCCTATCTTTGAATATTTATACATATCTGCTAAAGCTTTAAGTGCTTTCTTTTTAGCAGATTCAAATTCTTTTCCATATCTATTACCAGCTCCACCTTTTCTTAGAAGATATGCTGCTTTATATATTTTGTCAATTTTTTCAGCTTCTGGATTCTTTCTCATTTTAGGAGCAGCTTCATTTTTCAATTTGCTTAAAGATATACCTTCAGTTTTCTTTGCTACAACTCCTAGTTTGTGATGTAAGTACTCATCTGAATCATCTGTGTCTCCGTCGTTATCTATGTCTTTATCTTCGAGGTCGTCATAATCAGTTTCAGCTTCTTTATCGTCTATCTTATCTAGTTCTTCTTTGATTTCGTAATATTTACCAAGCTTATGACCTACATCTTCAAATACAGATTCTAGTCTTTGTTGAAGTGTTGCTATTTCATTTGCAGTCTTTTCAAATAAACTAACCGAAGCGTTTACTTCTTTCATATCTCTTTTTACGGAGATACCATCAAACCAATCACCAGCTTCGTTTACAGCTAATTCAGAAGCATTTGCTGAAAGCTCTTTTATTGTTTTAACCATTTCTTTAATATCTGATTCTCTGTATACAGATTTACCGTATTCATTGAATTTAGAAACTGAATCGATAATAGCTCTTTTCTGTTCTCTTGTTAAAGACTTAGCTTGAGCTTCTTCATTTTCTTTTAGTATTCTTTTTAATTTCATTATTTTCTCCTTCTAGGTAAAGAACATTTGCATGTTAAGTCGCAAAGTATTTCGTTTATTATAGAGTTTACTTTTTCGTATTTATTATTTACAATAGTTTTTGTAACAGATTCGTTTACTGGATGCATAAAAGCTCCATGAGTTGAAGGGTTACTTACAAAATCCCAACAAACTAATTCAAAATCGCCTTGTACTTCTAATGTGCCATCTTCGGATAATTGTTTAACGGATCCCATACCTCTAGAAGATATTCCCAATTTTATATTAGCTTTTAACAATTCCTTTAGTATATTACCAGAAGGAGTTCCAAGTACTTCTACTTGTCCCATTAAATCGTTGTCTTTCCACCATATCTTATTTATATTGTGTGAAGCATTTTGCAAATTAACAACAGAAGAATCTGGGTGATCTAATTCGCCTAAAGCTCTTCTTTCTGCTATTTCAGTCTTTGCATATTTTTCAGCTTCTCTAACTAAAATTTCTTTTGGATAAATTCTACCATTTTGATTTTTAGCTCCAGCTCTTTGTAGAACACCAGTAACAATAACTCTTCCGTTATTTTTTTCTTCTGATTCTTTGATCAGTTCTGGGCTTACATTAAATGGTATAGTATCTATTAAAATATTTTTCATTGCTTGCTCCAAACGGTTCTTTTTCTATATAAATCAAAAAACAGTTCAGCAATTTCAGAACGAATTATTTTTCGTATTCTTGCTAGATCTTCTTTTTCTAGTTTTTCTTTTAATATAGTCTTTTTCTTTTTCATTAAAATCTTCTTAACCTATTTGATATTCTATTCATTTTCTCTGATATCTTTGCAAGATTACTTCTAGTAGATTTCCAATATTTAGATTCATCTACTCCCGATTCAGATTTTAATTTTATATTCTGGTTGACTATATGTTCAATTTTATATAGCTTACTATTAATTTCTTTTATAGCTCTATTTACTTTTTGTTTTGAAGTTGCTGATTCGTCTTTCTTATATTCTTTATAAGATACTTCATTCATCAAAGTTGCTTTTGCTAAAGTCATAAACTTAGACTCTTTAACTTTCTTATAACCGCCAACTTCTAAGTCTTTCTTTTTCTTTTTGCCAAAAGCATATTTTGTATTGTATTCACCTCCTGCATCTGCAGTTGTGTTTGCTTCTTCTATTTCTTCCTCTTTGAATTTATCTTCTAATTCTTTCAATTTTTTATTTAGAGACATTTTTCAACTCCTTTATTAAATCATAAGAACGAAGCAAAGAAACTAGATGTAAATCTTTTATTTTCTTTTCGCCTTGTATTTTTAACAATTGCGTTTTTACTTCAGCTATTTTTATTTTTACAATTTTATCATTAACCCTTGTTTCACATTTACTTAAGCTATTTGCAAGCTTTATAACTTCAGAGTCTGCATATTTCTTTAACCTCTCAGTATTTGAAACATTATTAATATATTCTTTTAACAATCTCTTTTGCGAAATACTAAGTTTTCCATATTTAGCATTGAACTTTTCTAGCAATATATTATAAGATAATATCCTTAGATCTTTATCGCCTTGTGAAAATTCTTTTAAGACAGTTGCTTTTTGTTTTCCAACTTCTGAAGATTTACCAGTTATAGATTCTATGATAGTATATCTTGATCTTACCTTATCTGCTGGGTTTACATAATCTTTATCTAAAGTTTTAGCAATAGATGCATTCATTTTATAATTTGAAATTTTAGTTTTGAAAAAAGCTTCTAGATTATAATTTAGCTTTATTTCTTTAATCAAATTATATTTCTCTTTTCTTAATGCTGTTCTATTAATTTTAGCATATTCTCTTATAACTGCATCTATAAATCTATTAGCTTTATCTTCTGTATTAAACTTTTGATTTTGCAAAGTATGATACATTTGTATTTCTTTTCTAATATTAGTTTTAGAATTAAAATGCGTTTCTAATATTTTTATAGCAGGAGATTTCTTTACACCGTTCAAAGTGTCACTAGTAATTTGTCTTACCAGTAGTTCAAACAATACACCTGTATTTTTGAATTTAGAGTGTTTCAATTTTTTATATTTCATCTTCTCTGCCTATTTCTTATAAATATCATATAACTATTAAATGTTATCATCTAATAGACTGTTTTCATTCAATATAGAAGTGTTTTTGCTTTTATTAAATAAATTTTTTGCTATAGAAAGATTTGACTCTCTTTTCAAAGCGTTTGTTCTTCTTCTAACATTATTACTTAATTTACCTTCTCTATTTCTAATTTCCTTACCAAGAGGATCTCTTCCTCTTGCAGAATCTTGTTGGCCTGATTTTGGTCCTTCATCTGGTCTGCCTACTTTGCCTTTTATTTCAAAAGCATTTGCATCTCCAGGTTCTCTTTCTTCTTCTTGATCTACCATTGCAAGAGCATGTGGTGTACCAAGTGATTCTTTAGAAACGGATGGATCATTACCTTCTTGTTCTAATTGCATTTTTCTAAATCTTTCTTTAGCATCTGCAATTACTTTTTCCCTTTCGGATTGAATATCTTCATCAGATAATTCGAATACATTTTTATAAACCCAATCTTCTGAAAGTATTTGAGTATCTTTTATTTCTCTAGCTAATTGTATTTTACTATTCCATAATTCAATTTGTTCTTGTTGATAAATCGTAGAAGGGTTTGTTAATTGCAAATCGAAATCTGCTAGATCTTCATCGTTATACCCTTGAGAATATAAATGTACAATTGCTATTTTTGTAAGCTCTGAAACTAATATTCTTTGTATTCTTTCTATCGTTCTTGCAAACCTAACGTCTTGTGCTGCAAGAGTTGCTTTACCTTCTACGCCTTCTTCATACCCAATAAAAGCTTTAGGTATTTTCAATGCAGCAAACATTCTTTCTTTTAGATAATTAACGTCATCGATACCTGTCCATTCCATACCCGAAAGTGTATCTATTTCTGTACCAGATTGACCACCTCTTACAGGTAAATAGAAATCTTCCATCATATTATTCATATTATATTTCAAATCGTATTGTCCAGTTTTAGTATCTACATAAGGAGTTTTCTTTGATTTATTTATAACTCTTTGCATATATGTATCTACTTCTGCTGGAGGTATATTACCTATATCAACTTTGAATATTCTTTTTTCTGGTGCTCTCATAATTCTATGGATCATCATTGCATCTTCCATAAGAGTTAGTTGTTTCCAACACTTTCTTGATGGCTCAATCATAGATTTACCATAAGGTAAAAAGTTTGTATCTGATAATAATCTAAAGTGAGCTATTTCATAATTATCATATTCTACTTTAGCAACTTTAGAATTGTAACCAGATTGTCCACCCATCGAAGCATCTTGTACAAATTGTACTAGCTCCGGATTGTTAGGGTCAAAATTTTCATGCCTATACATTTCATAACTAGATATAGGAGTTACACCAATTATACCCATCTTTTCAGCAATATCCAACTTCAAATAGAAGTCTCCATATTTACACATGTTACGAACCCATGGCCATAAGTTAAATTCAATATTTATTATATCGTAAAATAAATTGTGAAGAATTTTTTTCACTTCTTCATTTTTACTGTTGATAGTTAGTACATCACCAAACTCATCTCTTAAAGTAGATTCATCTGCATAGATATCTAATGCTGCTGATATAATTGAATCTTCATCCATTATTTCATAATCACCATATAGTTGTAATTTTAACGTGTGAAAGTTTGGATCATTAGCTGGATTAACTGCTCCCATTGTAGAATGCAGTTTACTAAACCTATCTATTAATCTGTTTGTTGAAAGTTTTTCTTTTGCTTGGGCTTTATTTACATCTATAACCTTTAGTTTATTATTGCCAATCCTACGGACAATAGTATTAGTTGAAAATAACCCTCTTAATCTATTAAAAAATGTATTGTTTTCCATTTTATTTCTAACCCTTTATAAAAGCCAAGTTAAGTCCTCTTCTTCGCGACCATTGTTCATTGTCCATTCGCTCTGTTGAGGAGTATTATTATATATGCCACTAGTTCTATTAAAGTTATTTAGTGCCAATCTATTTAACTCTATTCCTTCATTTCTTAGTTTCAATGCATGATCTCTAACAAATAAAGAAATTGCAAAAGCCATTACAAGGTCATCGTTATAGCCTCTTTGTGCTTCTGGCCTATTACCATTCCATACAAAAACAGTTAGTTCATCTACTAGTCTTTTTGACTTCACAGTACAGGACTTCTCTCTAAAATAAATATCAAGTTTTGATACCAAAAGCGGTCTTGTCCTAGATGATGTTGTAAACCCAGGAGTCATTTGTGACCGGTCTTTCATATCATAACCTTTTGTTAATTGTGTTGCTGGATCTGATACTCCTTCATGTTTATATGTATAATATAAATTTCTATAGCCTCTATCTATTGCAGGTTGTAAAGCTGCCCATCCAACGTTTGCATTCTCTATAACTAATAAAGCTTCATTGTATTCAGTTGCTACATTTACTAACATATTACCAAATTCTTTAGTACCAGGTTGACCTTTATACTCTGCAACTTGTGTTACAGTTTCTACATCTATTATATGAAATGTTGAAAAGTCTCCACCGTCTCCACGAGCAACATCGGCTACTATCATATAATCTCTAGAGTAATCAGGGTATTCCCATATCCAAAATTCACCATTTGGACCTCTTTGCTCTAATGGATCTTGGCACATACTTTCTTTATACCATTGTAATAGTTCACCAGATATTACTGAATTACCTGAAGATAGGAAATCACAATCACATTCTTGTGCTGCCATTGCTGCTCCTAGTAATTCATTTTGATCGTCTCTCCAAGCTTGATCTCTTTCTGGGTGTACTGTCCAGTGAAGCCTTATAGTTTGAAAAGCATTTTCACCATTCTCAGCTTTTACCCATTGTTTATGAAACCAATTACCCATACCATTAGGAGTTGATAAAGCAATACATTTACCACCAGTTGCTAATGTTTGTTGAGAAGATGCCCATATTTCATCTATGTGATCTATGAATGCAGCTTCATCCATTACTAATAATGATAGTGCTTCTGATCTACCTGCATCTGGAGATGAAGATATTGCTTTTATCTGTGATCCATTTTGCAATCTTAATGAAAGCTTATTATCTTCTGAAACTTTACCTTTTAACCATGATGGTAAATATTGATGCATAACTCTAACTTTTGTTACAAGGTTCTTTGCTACGTCTTGTTTTGTTGCAATTACTAAAACGTTAAAGTCTTCATTAAATAACATACACCATAGTGCATATCCAGCAGTTAATGTTGATATACCAAGTTGCCTAGATTTTAATATAATACTATAATCATGTTTAGAAATTTGATCTAAAGATTTTTCTTGAAACGGGTATAAATCAAATAATATTTTTCCTCTAGTTGGATGTTGTATATACCCATACTTTCTCATAAAGTGCATTGGATCAGAAGCGCACTTTTTATACTCGGAAGCTATTATTTGTTTTAGATTTTGTGCCATAATTATTTTTTACGTTTTTCGAATGAACGACCACCAAAATAAGCACCGATTACAGTAATCAATACTAGTTGTAAAAGATCGGTCCATTTTTCTTCTACTGTAAATTTAATTGCACCTGCATCTATAAATATTAATAGCATTGTGCATACTACTAAAAATATTAATACTAATGGTCTAACGTTTTTACTTAACCAAGAATCAGAATTCATATCTGCTGTCCAACGGTTTGTAATATTTTCTTCCATTTTAGTTTCGTAATCTGAAATTAATTGTTTCATTTTACGCTTTGCTTCTAGCTTTTCTTCTTTTGAAGTTGTAAGATTATCAAGTACACCACCAACTGATTCTACCAGTTCTCCGGCGCCACCTGAAAATAATTTTCCTAATCCTAGTCCCATAACTTTTTCTCCTTTTATTTATTTTTACGTTTTCCTACCCAAACAACTTTTTCATCTAAATCTACTGGTTCGTCTCTTAGAACTCTTTGAAATTCAGATTCAGCTTTTTGAACAACCTTGTGCATTTTTATTAATTGTTGTTTTAGCCTTTCTTTTGTTTTTGGATTCTTTTCAGCGACAAAAGCTTTTCTTAATTGTTGCTGTTTTAATTGCACATCCTGGTAAGCTTCTATAGCTTTTTGAAAACCTCTAGTTATTGAAGCTTCTTTAATTCTAATTAATTCTTCTTTTAAGATTTCCTTAATTTGTTTTTTACTTATTGCCATTTCTTCTTTCCATTATTTCTTTAATTTCTTTATCAAACTTTTCTCTTAATTGCTTTTCACTTTGACCAGATCCCCAATCTTCTATATCTCCAGCTTCACTAATCATAGACTTAGAAGTTCTATGCTTTAGAAAATCTTCATATTCACCAGAAACTTCTTTTAACCAAGATTGGAAATTAGCATCTTGTACTCCTTTCTTATACTTAAACCAATTGTCTCTTCCTTTCATTTTTATAGAAGTTTCAAATTCGGATAAGCAATTCATGCAAAACTTAAAGTGACTATATGCAAATTTATCAGCTTCGTGCTTCATTCTCTTATTGCATTTAGGACAACATAAAGGAACTGTACTTTCTACTCTTATCTTATCAAGTTTATTTATTGTCTGTTTAATTCCGTTTTTTATAGTCCAAGTTTTTTTGTTCTCTTCCCAAACATCACCTTCTTTTCTTACGATTCTTTTTTTCGTATATCCACTTCTTATTTTAGTTTTAGATGTATAGTTCCCAGATACTAAATTTCTCATTCTCTGAACTTTTGCATCATCTATTGCTTTTCTCATTATAACAACTCCCTTGCATGTTTAAGCCATTTTTTAGCTACTTTATTTTTTGGAGGTTTTCTTAAAAACTTATTTATACCAGATTTAACTCCAGGTGGTAATTTGTCTGATTCCTTTCCTTCTGTTGATACTTCTGCAAAATTTGAACCAAACATAGATTTATAAGTTTTCAAATTATCCATAACCGCTTGCCAAGATCTTTCAACTACCTTATCTAGCAATGTTCTTTCTTTTCTATTTCTATTTCTTTCTAAAGCAGTTTCTAAAGAAGTAGATACAAATATCATATAACAATCGTATCCTAAATCTTCTATTCTTGCTTTCTTTTTTCCAAGAGCATTTGACGAAGCTCCAGTTCCATCTATTATAATACCAAGCTTTCCATCTAAATAATTTTCCAATTGTTTCTTTGCAATCTTTACAGACTTAGCCATTAGCTTGCCGCCCATTGATCTTTGAGCATCAGTCATATCGTTTTCCGATGGAGGTATTTTATTTTTTGCTTTTAGATATTCATAAGCTGAATCTGAATTTACTATCTTTAACCCTGCTGTAGTTAGGCCCGATTGTACTTTATTCTTTGGTGGTATTCCAAATAATTTATTTATTACTGTTGATTTACCAGATCCTGGACCTCCAGCTAAGAATATAGCTTTGAATGCATGCTCGTTCTTTACAGCCTCTGTTAGAGGATTGCTTGAAGGTTTTACTGGTTCATCTATCTTATCGTTACTTGGAGTTTTCGAAGGTATTTCTTTTTTCTCTAAGTGATCTAAAAATTCAAAGCCAACCAATAATGCTATGTCCTTTATACGCTTTCTCCATAAAGAATACGCTTTAGTAAATTTGTAATCTTTACCACCTGCTGGAGTTGATTCTCCCGGTATACCAGCTGGAAAATATGTTGGCATATTAGAATTTGTATAACTAGTATCTAATGGGTTTTCACCAATTACAAAATTTATAACTTTCATTCCCATCTTTTCAGCTTGAGCTTTTGTAAATTTTTCATATTCTTTATATGACTTGTAAAAAGTTGTTGGCCCATCATCTACTTCAGCAGAACCTATAGAATTTACTTCTAGTAAAGAATTAACTTTACCAGTTGAAACGAAATCTACTATTTCATCTTCTAATATATTATCTGCTAGCCATTGACCTAAATTCATATTTTCTTCTTTAGTTCTAATTCTTTTTTTATCCATTTTTTAGCAATGTGATTTTTGATAGGTTTGTTTACAAAACTTGAAGCTGCTTTTTTAACCACTGATGAAAACTCTTTGTAAGTTGAATTGTCAACTATTAATATTTGACTTGCACCAAATAGCGTTTGGAATCTGCCTAAATTGTTTTGTACATCTTTCCAAGATTTTTTCAATATATCTAAAGGAACTTTTCTTGGTCTTTTATCATTTCTTTCTATTGCTACTTCTAAAGTAGTATTTACAAATATCATATAACAATCGTAACCGTGTAATTGCAATTGCTTTTTCATATTTGCAATTTTATCATAATTTTTTCCCGTTCCATCTATTAACATACCAAGTTTTCCATTTATATAACTGTGCATTCTTTTTACAGTTACACGTTTTGCTTGATTTCTTAATTCCATTGCTTTTGCATATTCGTCTGCATTCAAGGATTTTATATCTTGAGATAAACCGGCTTTATCTAAATAAGTTTCAAATGCCGAATCTGAATTTACACCCTTTAATCCTTTTGCAGAAACATAGGGCATTTTTTCAGGCATGCCAAACAATGTTGAAGCAGTATAAGACTTTCCACTACCAGGACCACCTGCAGTAAATACTGCTTTGAATATTCCTGGATCATAGACTCCTTCTGTTATTATGTCTTTTAATTTTATCATATAGTATAAATATCAGTCTATTAAGAGTAAGTTAGTACCAATCCTCTAAAGTTAGCTCCTGGTTGTAATACTACTCCTATCATCAAATAATTATTTCTAGTGGATTCATGCTTTGGTTTTTTAGCCGTTGTTGCATCTACTGGATATTCCATGCCTAGCAAAGTAAGCTCAGGAACAACGGTTTTCAATTTTCTAATAAACGTTATTGGGTCTGAGTTATAAGTTCCATCAATATTAATCCCTCTTAAGGTTACATAATTTTTAGCAACAGAGTTAGCTGGAGCAGTTGAACCAAAAGGAGCTACTGCTGTTAAGGTTCTTCCAATTGGTATTTGAACAGTAGCATAAATAGTAGTTGCTTTTTCTTCATTAAGATTTGTTAGATATATGAATTTAGGTCCAATTAATAAACTTACATAATCGTTAGTTTGATAATTGAATTCATTCATTAAAACCTTTTGAAATTGGGTTGTACCCATATACTGATTAGTAGTTATATTTGCAGATCCGTCAAAGCTTACACCATCTATTGTTCTTGCTGTTGCAAATTTATCTGCTAATCTTGGAAGATTTGCTCTTGAAGCATCCATTGGTTGCATACCATTTGTTGCATCAAAGCTTACAAACCCAACTGGTGATTTAGTTCCAGGGTTTCTAAATTCAATAGTATTTTGTGAAGTTATTATATGATCAAAGGATCCTGTTCCTCCTCCACCAGCCATTACGTTACCCGATGCAGAAATATCACCTGAAGCTGTTATTGACCCAGACATAATTGTAAAGTCTGAACCTCTTACTTGTAATTTTCCGTGAACAATTAATTCTTGTTTTGTATCTACCGCTGAACCTATTTGTAATAGTTTATGTGAAGCTGTAAAGCCGGGAGCTCTTAAACCAGTACCTGCGTTTATTAGACCTTGAGTAGTAATTGTACCCTTTGAACTAACTCCTCCAGAACCAGCTGACACTGTAACTGCTTCTACTTCTCCATCGGTTGCAATGCCTCCTAATGCTGTTACATTTCCAGAAGTTAGAATACCACTACCAGATACAGTTCCGGTTGTATGTATGTAATCTGTTATCGTTGTAGTACCAGTTCCGAACGAACCTGTTAATCCTGCAATTGTTGCACTTGAGCTTATATCACCAGAAGCTGTAATAGATCCTGACATTATTGTAAGTTCAGAACCCTTTTGTCTAATTATACCATGAATGATTAATTCTTGTCTTTCATTGTCTGGTGCTCCCAGTTGTAATAATTTATTTGATGCAGTAAAGCCTGGAGCTCTGAATTCTAGGTTCGTTTGTATTCTATTTGCAACAACCATGTCATCAGAGAATACACCCTTTGTACCATTTACAACAGTTCCAGTAATTTCCCCAGAGGATTGTATATCACCAGATGTTTGTATTCTATCGGTGATTGTAGTTGTTCCAGTTCCGAATGAACCAGATAAAGCTACTACACCAGCGCTTGTACTTATATCAGAAGATGCCGTAATAGAACCGGACATCATAGTAATATCAGATCCTTTTATTTGCAATTTACCAAAAACAATTAATTCTTGTCTTTCATTATCTGCTGCTCCTAATTGCAATAATTTTGCTGATGCAGTAAAGCCCGGTGCTCTTAGACCTTGTTGAGATGTAATAAATTTTGAAGATTCTATAGTATTAAAACTTTCAAGTGCTCCTCTTACAGACATAGCACCCATTGTTGCTTCTGTACTACAACTTATTATAGAAGCTGTGACTGGTGCATCGAATCTTGCCTGATCTCCGGAAACTACGAACTGATCATCTACATCTAAAACTCCTATTTTTGTTTTACCAGAAGAATCGTCTGCTGCTTTAACTTGTAAACCGTTACTTGTATCAAATTTTAACGATCCCATTTTAGCACCAGTTCCTTTATTTCTAAATTCAATAGTATCACCATCTGTGATTATATGGTTGAAAGATCCTGTTTCTGTAATAATCTGTCTACCAGGTCCAGACATTGAAATGTCAGCAGAAGCGGTTATCGACCCAGACATAATCGTTAAACCAGAACCTTTTTGTTGTATCTTTCCGTAAACTATTAATTCCTGTTTTGTATCAACTTCTGAGCCTAATTGTAATAATCTATGGGATGCTGTGAACCCTGGTGCTGCTATTGAATTTGCTGTTATTGCTCCACTAGATAAGATGTTTCCACTAGTTCTAATTGTACCACTTGCACTAATATCACCTGATGCAGTTAGTGGTCCTGTAAACTCTGCATTACCCGTAGAAATTAAAGTTTCAGTTGCAGTTATAAATTTACTTTTTAATTTACCTTCTGCATCATTTTCATCTTTTACTTGTAAACCATTTGTTGAATCAAACTTTAACGAACCTTCTTTTGCTCCAGTCCCTGCATTTCTAAATTCAATAGTATTTCCGTCT